TGTTAGAAGTTTGTGGTCGGCTCCAAACTTTGGATACTTTGATTCGGGTCAAATACAAATTCCATCACCAGACTCCTATTTGAACTTGATAGTACAACAAGGGGATCAAACACCATTCAATTTATTGACTGAAGACAATTACACAAAAATAGAAGAAGTATTCTCCGTTTTTGAAAAGAAAATTTTGGATTCCTTTGAAAGTGAGTTTTTGAATTTCTGTAGAAGAATGACAGATGTTCGGGACAAAAGTAGTGTGACATCTTTTGGAATATCACCAGTATCCGTGAACGCTAACTTCAGAAACTTCCAATCTTTATTCAAAAGTTTGATGACGGTTCCCGTTAAAACAGGATCTGAATCAGAAGATCAATATTTTACTAACACAATAAATAATCAATTTTCATTATTCCAAGTTGGTATAACGGCTTTCATGGAGTATGATGTGATATTCCGATTTGGTAACCCTTCGAATTACCAGAGAAGAATTTTTGATTCTTACTTATCACATAATTCAACAGAGGTAGTCGTTGATCCAATCAGTTTTGAACCTTACGTTCCTAACTCTTTACCGACATTGGGAGGGAGTGTTACATTACAACAATCACAAATTGCCAACCAAGATGCTTGGGAGGCTTTAGAGACTGAAGTGGGATTCTCTACAATAACAAACTTAAGATATACTTCGGCTGGGTCATATATTACTGATTTCTTTGTGGACAATAACATTGCATTCACATCACAAAATGTTGTGTTGTTAGCACCATTGATCAAAATGTATGCTACACAGAAATTGAATAACCCAAACATCAACTCATCATCATTCCAAAATCAATTGAGTACGTATTTGGGAAGAGAAGATGACATCCAAGATGTTTTCTTAAATGGTGTTTTGGAATCATTACGAACCAATTTAAGTGACCAAGTTCAATTACCTGAGAGGGTTGTTAAAAGTGTAATTAGTGGAGAACAAAGTAAGGTTGAAAACTATGAGGTCTTCAAAGCTCTGAATGATAAGTGGATTGCTGGAGGTGATTACAAGACAAAGACCTTGTTTGAAGATTTCTTGTTTATGGACAGGGCGTCTAGAAATATTGGAGATACTATTCTAATCGACATATTCGAGTTAAAAAATATGTTCAGTGAAAATTCTTTGAACCAAGCAATGAGTGTGTTCACATTTATTGGAGGTATTCTAATCAAGAATAATTTTACTGTGATGCCTTTACCAGCATATGTGAACTTTTATAACGTACAAGATGTTGATGGAGTTTCTTCTCCAAAACCAGAAGGGTCACTACAATTCGCTAATAGTTTGTGGGGAACGTTCTTGGATGTTGATTACAGAAATTCAGGTCCGATAATGATCTGTTTCTACACAGGTAAACCATCTAAATATTTGAACTTACCGAAACAAAATTCAAGGTTTAGAGATGACGCTTTTGAAATGAGAAGGGCATCAGACAATCCATTGATTGAAGATCAACAAGGAAAGAAAGATTGGGCTTTATCAAACAAGTGTGTTGGGTTCAACGTTGATGTCGGAACAAGGAATCAAAACATTTTTTATTCCTTTACCGTGTCTCAAGACAATGGAGTTGCAACCTCTGAATCAATTAACACCCAATTGAACATGGTTGATCAAGCTTCGGGTCGAGCTGTTGCAACACAAAATAATAGTTTATTTAACCTTTATAAACAAAGAAGTTATAAGTGTTCAGTTGTTAGTTTGGGCAATGCTTTATTGCAACCTACTATGTATTTCAACCTCAGACATGTTCCCATGTTCAATGGTCCATACATGATTACTGATGTGTCCCACTCAATACAGCCAGGAACGTTCCAAACAACGTTCAATGGAGTAAGACAAGGGGTTTATGATTTACCGGCAATCGATAGTTTCTTACAAAGTATTAACCAAAATCTAATAACAAGACTAGAAGAAATTCTAAAAATCAATAAAGATCAGGTTACTGTATCAGGAACAACAAACAATATCAAATCTGATAGCGTTGTGCAAAAAGCAGATAATACATTGGATACTACCAATTCATGTAATTCTAAGTTAGATTCTGTTTATCTTAACGCTAGTCTAGGTTATGAGGCTGTCAATGGAACTGCAACAGAAGTTTCACCAGAGGAATTCGCGGCGGTTCTTAAAAGGATTGTGCCTAATGACGAACAACTACAAACAATTATTTATTGTATATCTTACATAAGAACTTTCCAAGTAAGTTCCAATACCAAATTAGGTAAATTCTATGCTTGGAATAATAACTTAGCAACTTTAAGTTTGGATGTGAATTGGGGAGGACAAGTATCATTATTACCTAGAACTTACAGTTGTATAAATGTAAAAACAACTGACTCTAAAAGTACTTCATTACCTATAACTCATTTCAGTTCTTTGGATGATTATGTTAGATTCATGGCGGGAAAATTAAGGGCAAGAGTTTCTGAAATTTTACAACCTGGTATGGGATTGGCGAAATACTATGTTTGTCTTTGGCCACAGAAAAGCATCGACCTCGATTACTACGATCAAAACAAACCTAGATTTGCACAGACTGAACAGACATTCTTTGAAGCTTTAGCGTCTGCAGTTCGTGTTGGGCTAATCAACGCTGATGGATCAACGAAATTAAAGGAGGATATTAAAAAAGACACAAATAACTCAACGGCACCGAATGTCACTCCAACTCCAAGTCCTGTTGTAGGATGTCCACCACCAGCAATCAAATCATTCTCACCAAGTGCTGGATACATAGGAACAATTATTCAACTCAACGGAACAAACTTCGAATCGATTAAATCGATAACTGTTGCGGGTCAAGTAGTAAATCTTAGTACAGTTAGAGTGTTTAATCCACAAACTCTGAGATTCACATTACCTGACATTATTATACCGTCAGGACAAAATCTTGTACAAGGTAAGATTGTTATTACTACAGATTCAGGAGTTTCAGAAACCCCATTGAATTTTACCTTCAATCCGGCATTGGTAAATATATCTGGTCTTTCTCCTGGAGGGTCGCAGAATGAAGTAACTGAGCAGCCTTCAATAACTCAACAAAATATCGCTGGATCAAATCCAAATCCACAAAATACTGGACCTATAACTCTAATAGAAAGTAAAAAAGTTAAAGATGAGACAGGAAGTACTTCTGAGTTAGTGGTCAAAGTTAATCCTGAAGTTACGGGTTGGAAAATTAGTAAAACTAATTTATATAGTTACACTATCCGCAAAGTTGTAGATGGACCTAATAATACACTCGAATTAAAAGAAGTTAAAACATTAGATAATCAGAAACTTGAACAATTTGTTTCGGAAGACCAACAAGAATTTGAGGTAAACAAAGAACAAATGATTAAACTTCTAAATTTAGAAGATTTTAGGTTTGAAACTACCAAAACTATTGTAAATATAATTTTGATGGCAGTTCCTGATGATAAATCATTGAACCCTAAAAATGTCGACCTACCTTTTACTTTTGAACTTGATATTCCTCAAAACACTCCTCCGAATTTATTACAATTAAATTTGGTATCGGAGACGAATTCTGGTCCTTTACCAAACTTTAACGGTCCTAGTTACTATAATATTGAAAAACCGAATGGTGGATATTACACTTATTCGCTTGGAACCACAGTGAGAGGTGCTATTTTAGAACGAGATGGTAAATTGAATTTGGATAATGCGGTAATACAACCTGCGATAATTGACAGAGTTCCTGAATTAGATACTGTACCAATTACTATCCAAAGTGATGCTAGTACAAAATTCACTAAGTTGATTAAAGTTTCATCATTGGGGACTTTTCAGATGGGAATAAGATATACTGTCCCAGAGTTCCCGAACGCAGGATTTAACGCAACGTCAGAAAAGATTATTTTATAACATAACAACATATTTATATAAAAAGATTCTTATGAACATTAAATCAGCATTAGACAATTATCTTGGTAAATCAGTTAGATATTCTCAAGAAGACAACGGAGATGGAACTAAACAAGTTTGTGACTTGGATACAGGTGATTGTTACACAGTAAGAGAAAGGGATGGACTTATCGAAAGAGCGGGTCATCAAACTACTGCAAACCGAAAGGTTAGAGTAGAAACCGCCAACGGAATAAAAACATTATTAAATGGTTAAGCAATGAGTTTAGATAAAAAAATTATAAGTGAGATACAAAGGTATCAAAAAATAAATCAATATATAATGGAACAAGCTGGAGATGTTCCCGCAGATCCTGGATTAGCGGCATTAACTCCACCTGCGCCAGCACCTGAGGCGGGGGCGCCTGCACCGGCAGGAGCACCACTTCCGGCAGATGAAACCCCTCAACCCATCGATGTTGAGTCAGATCCAGAGGTCGAGAAAATTGACGATAAGGGAGAATCTGAAGAAACGGAATCAGGTTCAGAAGAACTTGACATCACTGAACTAGTCGATTCGCAAAAAAACATAGAGACTAAACAAGAAGAATATTTTAACAATCTATTCAGTCAACTAAGTGATCTCCAATCGAAACTAAGTGAGATGGATACGATTATGACAAAGTTAAACTCTTTGGAAAACAAAATTGAAAAATACAGAGAAAAAACTCCACAAGAAAAGTTGGAACTCAGATCATACGATTCTTATCCTTTTAATCAAAAACTATCTCAGTTTTTTGATGATAAGCAAGAAGAAATGGAAAAGACAGGAAAAAATGATTATATTTTGACAGCGGATGAAGTTACTGATATAAATGTTAATGACATTAAGAATTCATTCCAACCTGGTTCTATAGAACAAGATCCATACAAAACATCTTTTAGATAATCATCTATCACAATGTTTTAAAGGTATCTTCGGATACCTTTTTTATTTGACTAAAGTCGCACAATTAACTATTATTATATAAACAAATTACCTAACTAAATTAAAATTTATGAGTTCATTAGACGCCGTATTGGCACAGTACGAAAAAAATCAGCAAGGGGGCGGGGCCCAATCGAGAATGTCGCAAGACGAAAGAATGAAAAAGTATTTTGCTTTGATCTTAGGAGACAAAGAAAAATCAGGACAGAGAAGAGTTAGAATTCTCCCTACATCAGATGGATCATCACCATTCAAAGAAGCGTGGTATCATGAAATCCAAGTTGGAGGTCAGTGGCAGAAATTCTACGATCCAGGAAAAAATGACAACGAACGTTCACCTTTGAATGAGGTTTATGAAGAGTTGATGTCAACTGGTAAAGAATCTGACAAAGAATTGGCAAAACAATATAAATCACGTAAGTTTTATATTGTGAAGTTAATTGATAGAGACCATGAAGAAGATGGTCCAAAGTTTTGGAGATTCAAACACAACTATAAGAACGACGGTATCTTAGACAAGATCATACCTATTTGGAGAAATAAAGGAGATATTACTGACCCTACTAATGGTAGAGATTTGGTTATTGAACTATCGAAAGCTAAAACACCTAAGGGTAAAGAGTATACAACTGTGTCAACTATCATGTATGATGACCCAGCACCAGTTCATACTGACAAAGCTCAATCAAAAGCTTGGATTGATGATGAATTGAGTTGGACTGATGTGTATTCCAAAAAACCTGTAGAATACCTTGAAGCAATCGCAAGAGGAGAAACACCTAAGTGGGACAACGAAAAGGGTGGTTACGTTTATGGTGACTCGTCAGTTTCCGAAGAAAGTTTCGGTGGAGGTTCTAAAAAATCCTCATACGTAGATCCACAAATGGATTCTGATATTGATTCAGATTTACCGTTCTAAATAACTTTACGAGCATAGGTCAAAAACCTATGCTCATTTTTACTTCATATTATGGCAATTAAAAAGAATGACTTCGAGAGTTTGAAGAAAAAATTTTCAACCTCTGCAAAATATAAACCCCAAAGATTTTTTGATTTGGGACCTGACTTCTTAGATGCAGTTGGACTTCCTGGTCCTGCAGTTGGACATTTGAATATGTTCTTGGGTCATTCGGATACCGGTAAAACTACCGCTTTGGTAAAAACGGCAGTTGATGCTCAGAAGAAAGGTATCCTCCCTGTATTCATTATTACTGAACAGAAGTGGAGTTTCGAACATGCCAAACTAATGGGTTTTCAATGTGAGGAAGTTGTTGATGAAGAAACAGGAGAACTCGATTGGGACGGATTCTATATTTTCAACAACAATTTTGACTATATTGAACAGATTACAGATTATATCAACAGCTTGTTAGATGCTCAAGAAAAAGGTGAGTTGGACTATAGTTTGTTGTTCTTATGGGATTCAGTTGGTTCTGTTCCATGTAAGATGACCTTTGAAGGTAAAGGTGGAAAACAACACAACGCATCTACATTGGCGGACAAAATAGGTATGGGTATCAACCAACGTATTTCAGGTTCACGTAAAGCAGATTCTAAGTATGAAAATACTTTGGTAATTGTTAACCAACCTTGGGTTGAATTACCTGACAATCCATTTGGACAACCGAAGATTAAAGCTAAAGGTGGTGAAGCCATTTGGTTAAACTCATCATTGGTATTTTTGTTTGGAAATCAAAAAGGGGCTGGAACAAACAAAATTACTGCAACAAAAGACAAGAGAAGTGTTAAGTTTGCCACAAGAACTAAAGTGTCTGTACTGAAAAACCACATCAATGGTTTAGGATACGAAGATGGAAAAATTATTGTTACTCCTCACGGATTTTTAGCGGGTAAAGAAGCATCAGAAGAAAAGACATCCATCGAAGCTTACAAAAAAGAATATGCCGATTATTGGAAAGATATTATTGGTTCTGATGGTGATTTCACCTTTAAATCACGAGTTGTGATTAAAACATTATTAGTTGACGGAGACAATCTGTTCAAAATTGGATTTCACGGAGTAAAAGAGTTATATAATGGTGGAGACCACTTAGGTGGAATTTACCATTTTATAAACATTATCAGAAAATTTTTAGAAGAACATAATCATGATAAAGTGGTTGTGTTTTGGGATGGAAGTTCAAACTCTTCCATAAGAAAATCCTTATATCCTCAATACAAAGCTAATAGAAAGCATGATATGAATGAGTTCAAATACGAATCATATCTACAACAAAAAGCCAGAGTTAAGCAATATTTGGAAGAAATCTTTGTTCGTCAGGTTGAAATGAAAAATAACGAAGCTGATGATCTGATTGCGTATTACTGTAAAATTTCTACAGACGAGAATATCATTATCTTTTCCGCAGACAAGGACCTCACCCAACTCATCTCAGAACGTGTTACAATATACTCTCCTACCTCTAAAATGTATTTGGGGTATGGTGACACCATTTCGATAAATAAGGTCAACATACCTCACCAAAACGTCTTATTAACAAAGATCTTCACGGGTGACAAATCGGATAACATCGATGGTATCGAATTACTAGGTGAAAAGACCTTAGTAAAACTTTTCCCTGAAATGTTGGAAAAACCATGTACTGTGGAAGAAATTTTGGATATTGCACGAAATAACACACAACCAAAAAAAATCAAAGCTTTAGAAAATATTTTGACTGGTAAAACCAAAAACGGTATACTTGGAGAAACTTTCTATGAGTTAAACAAAAAAATAGTAGATTTGTCCAACCCTTTAATTACCGATGATGGAAAAGAATTAGTAGAACAAATATACCAAGATACCATTGATCCATCTGATCGTGGTTACAAAAACTTAATGAGAATGATGATGGAGGATGGTCTCTTTAAGTATCTACCCAAAAACGATGAAGCTTGGGTTGATTTCCTCCGACCATTTATGAAACTTACACGAAAAGAAAAAAGAAACACAAACAAAATTTAATTCCTTCTATGAAAGAACAAGACAGTACAAAAATGGAATTTCTATTAACTCTCAATGACAACATTGTAGTTCAAAGATTTTTCAATGTTAGGGGTTATAACCCTAAAGCAAAAAATTCAGTTGACCTTTATTATTTAGTTGAGGAGATTGCGCGAGATTTGCAATATCACCTAAAAATGAAAACTGTAATCTACATGACAGACAACAGTGAATCTATCATGCATGATGCGTCGATTATGGATACTTCATATACTGACGGTCCTGAAATTTTTAATATTTTAATCAAAAATGGTGACACGACAATTTGTCACAGAATTTTTGATGGAAAATTTTTCCCACCAAAAGTGAGGTATACTGTGGACGTACGTCCATTCTTGAAAGATATCTTACGAGATCTTACTGACATTTTTTCATCCCAATCATTAAGTTTCAAATATTTGGATCTTGATCTAAGTAAGTGAATATTTAATAATACTAAGGGGCATATTACGACAACATGAACAAAAATTTCGATTATTTGGGGAACACATTCCAGATTCAGTTATTGAATCAGATTGTGGTAGATAAAGATTTTTCTTCTTCAATAATGGATGTTATTGAAGCGAATTATTTTGATAACAAGTATTTCAAGATCATTCTTCAAATGATCAAAGAATACTATGTAAAGTATGAGTCCACTCCAAATTTCGATACTCTCGAACAAATTGTTAAGTCTGAAGTTTCTCAAGAACTGGTTGTAAAAATTGTATTAGACACCCTTAAACAAGTTAAAGACGCTCCGTTTGAGGGGACTCAATTTGTTCAGGAAAAAGCTTTGAAGTTTTG